CGCAAGGGTCCTCTTTTATGGTTTGGTTAACCATGATCACGTTTATTCAACGTGTCCTCTCTGATCCTAAAACAGTACCTCGATGTTCAGCTAGGAATAGCTACCTCTCAGGGTGTCATGGATCGTTATAAACATATGCACGGAGGTCGTATGGTAAAGATAGTAAAGCAGTCGCCCGGATTTTCATCCCTGAGAAGGGAGATTCGATGGGCTGACTGGCAACTTCTACCGTATGATTTCCGTTTGCCAAAAACTCAAAAGGACCTGATATGCGATTTAAAATCAACCTCTCCGCGGCGGCCACCCTTTGGTGGTCTCGCTGTCGGCGGCTGGTTATTGCAATCAGGATGTTCCTCTAAGTTGAGGCATTAGTATATGACCACAGGCAACAAGGTTGTGGGGGGAGACCCCCTCAATACTTCCCCTCCTCCAGGGCACTACCTTCGTAGGGCCTGGTCTGGCGGAGACGGCCGAAAAGAGCCGTTTGCTGGAGGTGAGCGTGACAAATGGAATGATTACCAAGTCACAATCACACAGAGGGACGTTAGCCATCAGACGTTCGATGCCGAACGATGGATTAATTATCCAGGGGGCCCAGCAATCTGGGTACCCTATTCTGATACCTTCGGGTTTTCGCCCGAAGGCAGCTTCGCTTTAAGCAATAATGTCATCTTAAAAGCTCAGAGTAAACTCCTGAGCAGAATCAAGGGGCACAGCTTTAACATGGCTGTAAACCTTGCAGAGATGAACAAGACTGCTTCGATGCTGGCAACGACGTTGTCCAAGTTCGGTAAAGCCATTATGGCCTTAAAGCGTGGCGACTTTGCCACAGCCGCGAGGCAACTTGGTGTCCAGAAAAAGACGTCCAAACTGAAAAGTACGGATATCTCTGGTCGTTGGCTTGAGCTCCAGTATGGTTGGATGCCTGCAGTGGATGATGCCTATGAGGCCGCAAAGGCCTTTGAAAGCATCTCTCAAGGTCCACGCACGGCACGCTTCTATGCGAAGGGTGAGGATTTAGCGCCGATAGCTATCGGGGAAAACTCGGTAGGACCACTAAAGTGGTCGACGCGTCATTACAGAAAGTACACAATCCTTTGTGAACTCACTGAGGAACTTTCGTTTGAACGTCAGTTGGGTCTCCTTGACCCAGCGTCGGTGCTTTGGGAGATAACTCCCTACTCCTTTGTGGTAGATTGGTTTGTGCCGTTTGGCACATATTTGGACAACCTTAATCAGATTCCAAAACTGAAAGGTCGTTTCTTAACAACGTCCACGTACGAGGTCAATATACATTCGATTCGGACTACAGCGGCTTTTAATGCGCTGCCCGATCGGAGGCTTAAACGCCTCCCGAGTGTTGCGTTCCAACAAAAGACGATCACCCGCAACGTTGCGAGTGGTCTAACCGTGCCTTCACCGTCATTCAATAGTTTATATGACGCTCTGGAGCCGGCTAATCGATTTAAGAACGCATTGGCCTTAGCTTATCAAGCTGTAAGACGCTAACTGTTAGTAATTCTGCTAGCAGTCTTTTATTTCTTCTATTAACCTCGGAGTAAATGCCACATGGCAGCACAAGCAAACGTCCTGGTGAAGGACGATGCAAACCCTGTAGTTGAGCAGACGCTCATCCCTATCACTGACACTCCCATTCCGTTTTGGCGTGGGACGATCGCTGGGGTGCCTCTCGAAGGCCAACCTCGGCTTTATCTGTCCAGTGAGAAGGTTAAAAGCGGTGCTTACAAGCAGACGATGAAGTTGGAGGTCCCCGTAATGGAGACACTCGGAGCTTCTGGAACATCCGCCGGGTATGTCGCACCACCGAAAGTCGCCTACGTCAATACGGTCATCTTTACGATGTTCGCTGACGCCAGATCGACGATCGCTGATCGTGCGAATGCCATCAAGATGGCTATTGGTATAGCGCAGGGTGCTTCTAGCACTACTGCGACTGGTGTGTTGAACCAGGCTACGGCAGCGGACGGCTTCAAGTCGTCTACTCTGCCCGGCCCTCAGTTCTTTACCAGCCTCGTAATCCCGAACTAGTCGGTTTACGAAACTATCACCGGCATAATGCCGGAACAAATGTCTATATAAGGAGTAGATATGGATTGGTTACAGCACAGGAGTTCAGCGGACCAATTTCGGTTCGTTGAAGAGGTCTCCCAAGCCCTAGCAACAAGAGGTCCTCTTAGCGCTTCTTTTAACGAGCTAGTCGCTCGTAAGCGTTTTAAAGACCTAGTCGATTTCAAGTTCGACTATATGAAGGATTTCTCAGTAGACGATCTACGAGGCGCCCGACAGATCCAGGCCTTGTTCTCTAAACAAGAGCAAGACTGGTTCGGGTACGGCGCCAATATGGAGCAGGTCGCTGAGGCAAACTTCACGAATGCTGAAGGACGATGTCGGGTAACGAATCTTCGCCTGGAAAACACTCGTCCGAAAGGACGCGTCAGCGTGGTATCCCACTACGCTGCTCGTAAAATTAGTGCTATCCTAGGTGAGGTGCCGTCGCTCGATGTACTAAAGTTCTCCTTTGGGCCAGGGGCCACGACTAATGTCAAAAGTGCAGTAGCTAACGCGCAGGCGAAGCTTTCTGCAAGACCGATGTGCAGCGAAGATATGCTCCCATGCGTAGGTGAATTCCTAGCAGAGTTCCCTAATCTTGCCGAACACCATAGCACCATGCACGTGCACTACGAGCCGTTAGATTTAACGGACCCCGAAGTCACGCGTTATTTGGTGGAGGTTCAGGTGGGCCATGGCAAGCTAACATTCGTCCCGAAAAGCGTGAAGACAAAGAGGCCTATCGTCGTCGAACCTATCCTCAATGGGCTTGCCCAGAAAGGAATCGGCGATTATATAAAGGCCCGTCTTCATCGCATAGCGAACCTAGACCTTAAGGACCAGGAACGTAACCGCAGGCTAGCAAGGGTTGGCTCCGAAAGCGACATGCTTTCGACAGTTGACTTGAGTAATGCCTCGGATACGGTTTCACTTTCGGTTGTTTTTGAGCTTTTGCCACCTGAATGGGTCGACTTTTTAGGTCGATATCGGACAGGTACGGTAATTCATCGTAACCGGATCATGGAAC